ATCAAGAACGAGGCGCCCGAGAATGTGGTCGCAGCGCCATACAGACCGACTTTCCGAGAGCTGGAGTCACGCCCGCACCCTCGGATGGCCGATATCCAGCGAGCGCAGCCGCCGATGATGACGCCACGAGGCATCGGGAACGCCAAGCAGCCGGGCGGGTTTATGCCGCAGGTATGGGGAATGTGATGGCGATCATCTACATGGCGTGCGTCTGCTGGCTCACGGCGATGGTGGCGTGGTTCCTGTGGGATTGGTGGCGGTAATGGAGCGCTGGATGATGGGCGACCCGGCGAGGGTTCTAGAGCGCAAGCAAGAAATGGCAAAGCGGAGGGCGCAGACCATGACGAAAGATCAGAGTGACGAAGTAGAAGCCTTGCTTGATGAGTGGTACGGCTGGGCCAGGGCGCAACGAGAGTTCCTTGGCCACAGCCGCATTTCCCCCATGTTCCGCAACGTCGATTCTAGTGAGGTGCACGACAGCGGGGAGGATATCGATAACCGTCTGCACAACATCACAGCGGAGATGGTGGACTCATGCCTAAGCCAGCTCAAAGTGCTGGAGCGTGCCGCAATCGAAATGCATATGCGCAACAAGGCGGCGGCAGTCTTTCGTAACCCTCGACTTGGCACGCCAGCGCAACAGCATCAGGCGTATCTTGATGCGAAAGAGCGACTATTTCCGATCTTGAAGCGCAAAGGGCTTGTCAACGCGGTGTAGATCGCTTAAAATTATAAATGAGGCAGGGAAGTTGCCTCCAAAATATCTGAAGCCCTGATTCTTACGAGTTGGGGCTTTTTTGCATTCCCCCGTTGTCTCCTTGTGCAGCACCTTCCGCCCGCTTGAGTCTCACGATTCGGCGGGCGTTTCTTTTTGAGGTCGCCATGTGGATACTAACCATCGTCCTGCTTCTAGCAAGTGGCGACATCAAGGTTGTATCTGTGGATGCTGGACGTTCACTATCGGCTGCCTCATGCAATGCGAGGGCTCAGAACGTATGGAAGCTAAACGAGATTGGATTCCATGTGATTGCTGCGACCTGTGCGAGACAGAGCCAGACGTAGACGAGCCAAGCGCCGAAGAGATAGCACGGCAATACGTGGCAGAGCATGGGCGGGTAGACGAATCAACATCAACATAGCCCGCCACTTGGTGGGCTTTTTATTGCGAGGCACACATGAGCAATCCTCCTGATGCCGCCAAAGCTAAAGTAGCCCGAAATAGGCAACCCAAAGGCGTTAGACTTGGCGGTCGAGCCAAAGGCACGCCCAATAGGGCGACCCAAGAGTTTCGCGAAACGATTCGCCTCTTGTTGGACGATAACCGCGAGAACGTCGCTATTTGGCTGGACCAAGTAGCAGGCGAAGACCCGGCCAAGGCGCTTGATCTACTGGCAAAGCTGGCCGAGTTCGCAGCGCCCAAGTTAGGCCGGGTAGAGCACACCGGCGCTGATGGTGGCGCTATAGCCACTGTGGCCCGCATTGAACTGATTCCGCTGGGGGTATGAGTACAGCACAAATCGCACTGCCCAAAAAGCTGATACCAGTCTTTGCAGGCGATGCAGATATACGTGGCGCGCATGGTGGTCGAGGTAGCGGCAAGACACGCAGCTTTGCCAAGATGGCAGCGGTGCGTGGGTATATGTATGGCATGGCTGGCATCTCTGGATTGATCTTGTGCGCCAGGCAGTACATGAACAGCCTGGAAGACTCCAGCCTGGAGGAATGCAAGCGGGCGATTGAGGAAGAGCCATTTCTTGCGGCGTATTACGAGGTCGGCGAGAAGTACATCAAGTCCAGGGACGGGCGAATAACCTTCACCTTCGCTGGGCTAGATCGCAACATCGGAAGCATCAAGTCCAAGGGCCGAATCTTACTGTGTTGGGTTGATGAGGCTGAGCCTGTCACTGACATGGCCTGGTCAATCCTGATCCCGACGCTACGGGAAGAGGGCGACGGCTGGAACGCGGAACTATGGATCACTTGGAACCCGGCACGCAAAACATCGCCTGTTGAGCGGTTCAGAAACTCCAAAGACCCGCGCATCAAGATTGTAGAGCTTAACTGGCGAGATAACCCGGCCTTCCCGGCCATTCTGGAGCGTGCTAGGCAGCGCGACCTGATCGAGCGGCCCGATGAATACGACCACATCTGGGAAGGCGCTTACGGCGTCATTGAAGGCGCGATTCTAGGCAAGTGGATTGCCAGGGCTAGAGCGGAAGGTCGGATCAGCAATGAGGTCAAGCACGACAAAGATGGTGCGCCGGTCATTGTGTCGTCTGACATCGGGTTTCATGACACGGCTTCATGGTGGTACTGGCAGCCCACTATTGGCGGCTTTCGTCTACTGGCTTATGAGGGTGAATCTGGGCTGGACGCAGACGATTGGACGGTACGAGTTAAGGACAAGATCGACGGGATGGGCGCCAAGCTTGGCACGATCTGGCTGCCGCACGATGCGAAGGCCAAGACGTTCCAAAGCAAGCATACGAGTGTTGAGCGATTTGTGAAGGCGTTCGGGCCTGACAAAGTAAAGGTGGTGCCGGTATCGAAGAAGCTGGATCAGATCAGCGCAGCCCGCGCCGTATTGCCTAAGTGCGAGTTTGCCGAGGATGCCTGCAAGCTTGGCATTGATGGCTTGGAAGGATGGCGCTTTGAGTGGAATGCAGATACGCAGGTGTTCTCCAAGCATCCGCTGCACGATGCCAATTCACACCCTGCTGATGCGTTTGCATATGGATGCCAGGTGATGCAGATGACAACGCCTGCGCCAACGCTCGAAAAGACACGATTCCCTGTAGAGGGCCTGAAGGATGGCCGAATGGTCACGGCGCCCATAGACACGCTCTGGCGCGACACACCGAGCGTCGCACAAAGGTACTGAAATGGCATTATTTCCCGTTATTGATGGTCAGGTTCAGTTTGACCCATCTGTGCCGTCCGGGTCGATCTATAGAAATGGGTTGCGCTATTCGCCTGATGGCGCTGTATTTGCCGCGCTGGACGGGCAGATCAGCAACTACAGTCAGGGCATTGGTCTGACTGCTGACGGCGCTGTGGTGATAACCGGCAATGCAAGCATCGTAGAATGGCAAAACGGACTGCCCAGAGATGTGGAGTCGGGCGCTATTTTCGTGACAGCGGGTGACGCGCTGACCTACGCCTCGGGGCTGCCATTCACAGCACAAGGAGCGCTGGCTATTAGCAGCGATGCTCCGGTTCCAACACTCGTTTTTCTGTTTGCGGGCGCTACAGAGCTCGACCCGCGCGTTGACTTCACCCGAGGCTCCGAAGCAACGGGCTGGGTCAACGGACAGCTAGAAACATTCGGCATCGACGAGCCCAGATTCGTCACTGACCCGGCAACGGGATATTCGGGGCTGCTGCTGGAGCCGTTTGCGAGTACGAATTTGCTTCTTAATAGCGACGTAGTTGTCGATCAAACGATCATCGTACCGAGTGGCGACATAACATTATCGTTTTATGGTGAAGGTGAGGTTTCATTCACGGGCGCTGCAACAGGTACTTTGCAAGGGGCCGGGGGTAATGCTCGGGCCGAAATCACAGTAACTGCGACGGCAGGGGCGCTGGTTTTGTCCGTGACAGACGGAGCACCAATATTAGGACAGTTGGAAGAAGGCACCAAAGCCACCTCCTACATCCCCACAGAAGACAGCCAAGTCACACGTGCCGCTGACAGTGACGTTGTTTTGCATGGGCAGTCATTCAAGGACGTATTTAACCCCCATTCGGGCGCTCTAATTATTGATGTAATGTCACGTCACACTACGGGGCTTGGTAGTAGGGCGAAGGTTTTCGGGCTTGGTGACGGGGACTATAACAATGTTCAGAGCAACTCAATGTACCTATCGCAAAGTCATGACGGAAGATACACACTACGAAGGGGGACTGCTGCTCTTGGGTCGAATATTTCCCTAGGCCCGAGGATAAGGCTGGGGTTGCGGTGGGAGGACGGAGTTTTGAGCATCTTTGTCGATGGGGTTCTACTCACCGATAGCGTCGATATTAGCGGCATTGATATGAACGAATTTACAGAACTGTCCCTCGGCGGCGAGGGGTACACCGCTGCGTTTTCTACGTCCATATATCGCAACTTCCAGCTCTACTCTGGTTACCTATCCGACGCCCAGCTTGCTGCCCTGACGGAGCTATGACATGATATTCCTACGATTCCCTAATGAGCAAACATACCTAGATGCTGTAGCCCCCTACACTGACGAAGACGGAAACATTACTATCCGTGATCTAAGCGACATCGGAGTTATCTCTGTAGGTGGTGAATACGACGACGAGGGCAATGTGATCGAGCCGCCTGTGCAACGTGATGGCTGGCATGTCAACGCCCTGGTAATACCGGATGATTGGCAGGGTTATGTGATTGATCGTCCGGGCAATCCGTATCGAATTTATATGGGCCGCTAGGTATGACAGACGAAAAGCAGCCCTCCGATAAGAGCGCCCAGAAGTGGCTCGATGCCATTAAAGCGTGCGGCAACGACTCAACCGAGCAATCCTGGACGGCACGCGGTAAACGGATCGTCAAGCGCTTTCGGGATGAGCGCGAGAACATATTCGAGGGCGCTCGCTTCAATATCCTGTGGAGCAACATCGAGACGATCTTCCCGGCTGTTTACAGTCGCATGCCAAAGGCGGAGGTATCTCGCCGCAATAAAGACGCCGATCCCGTAGCCCGAACCGCTGCGCAGATTCTTGAGCGTGCGTTGCAGTACGAAATCGACCAATACCCTGACTTTGACGATAGCATCCGCGCTGCCATCCTTGATAGGCTATTGCCCGGTCGCGGTGTCGTGTGGATTCGCTTTGAAGAAACCGAGGTTGACCGGCCTGCTGATGAGCCGGCATTGGTTGAAGAAACCGTTTCGCCTGACGACCCGCTTGGCCTGATACAAGGCGGCATGTTTGCATTGGCACAGCCAGAGCCCGCCGCGCCAGAGATCAAAGAGCACGCATGCGTCGATTATGTGTATTGGGAGGACTTCCGCCACGGTCACGCCCGCCAATGGGCTGATGTGCCCTGGGTAGCACGGCGCGAGTACATGACGCGTGAAGCTGGCGTAAAGCGTTTTGGCGACGACTTCAAGAATGTGCCGCTCAACCATGAGCCCATCGGCATTGATGACGACATACGCGCATCAGGCAGCCTGGACGACCTGAAGAAGGCGGCTGTCTGGGAGATTTGGGATAAGGAAAGCAAGAAAGCGTACTGGGTGGCTGAAGGTTACCCGAACGTGCTTGATGAACGGGACGATCCGTATGGCCTAGAAGGCTTCTTCCCTTGCCCGAAACCCTTGTACGCGACGCAGACGAGCGATCAGCTAACCCCGGTTCCCGACTTTAGCCTGTACCAAGATCAGGCCGACGAAATAGACATTCTCACGACCCGAATTAAAGGGTTGTCCAAGGCATTGCGCCTTGTGGGTGCCTATGACGGGGCCAACGGCGAGTTGCAGCGCATTCTAGAGTCCGACGACAACACCATGATCCCGGTTAGCAATTGGGCCGGGCTAAGTGAGAAGGGCGGGTTAGCTGGCGTGATGGAGTTCGTGCCGCTCAAAGAGGTGGTCGCCGCGCTTCAAGCCGCTTATGTCGCCCGCGAACAGGCCAAGCAGGTCATTTACGAGATTACCGGCATATCGGACATTATCCGAGGTGCTACCAAAGCATCTGAGACCGCGACCGCCCAGGACATTAAGCGCCAGTTCGGGTCGCTGCGCCTGCAAACCCGCCAGCGCGACGTTGCTGTGTTCGCCACCAACATATTGCGCATCAAAGCGCAGTTGATGATGGACATATACAGCCCGGAAACGCTCCTGGCTATGTCCGGCATCATGGATACGGAGGACGCGCAGTACGCCGATGCAGCGATTGCGATGATGCAATCGGAGCCAATGCGCGAGTATCAAATCTCGGTGGCGGCTGATTCACTTGTAGCAATTGACGAGGAGCAAGAGAAAGCCCAGCGCATGGAGTTTTTGCAGGCGGTGGGTGGATACATCGAAAAAGCAATGATGGCCGCTCAACAAGTGCCAGAAATCGCCCCACTTGCCCTTGAATTGATGATGTTCGTCGTTCGCGCCTTCCCTGCAGCAAAGCCGGTTGAGGGCGCATTCGAAGCGTTCCAGACGGCATTGCAGAACAAGCCGCCACAAGACCCCAATGCTGCCGGCCAAGCCGAAGCACAAGCGCAGCAGCAGATCGAAATGCAGAAGCTGCAAGCCACGATGCAGGTAGAGCAAATGAAGCTGCAAATGCAAGCCCAGTCCAAGCAGGCTGAATTGCAAGCCGATGCCCAAGCAAACCAGATTCGCGCCCAGGCAGATATTCAGGTTCAGCAGTCCAAGATACAGATGCAGGCTCAACTTGAGCAGCAACGCGCCCAGATGCAGGCCGAGATTGACCGGTACAAGGCTGATGTGGACGCGCAAGGTAAAGCGGCTATCGCCAACATGCAGATGGAATTCCAAAGATGGAAGGCTGAACTTGATGCCTCAGTGAAGATCGAGACGGCCAATATTGCCAGCAAGGCTAAGGTCGAGAACGCGGCCACAGCGACCGCAACGAACGAGATTGCGACGGAGGTGCGGCAATGACCCGCAAAAGCTGGGTGCAAGACCCTGAAACCCTCGAACTAGTCCCCAAAGACGAATACAGACCCCGCCAAGATGCGGGGTTTTTCGTTATGGGCGATATACAGCCCTACAAGTCGATGATCACCGGCGAAATGATCCAGGGCCGCCGCCAGCACCGAGAGCACTTGCGTCAACACGGCGTCATCGAAGTGGGAAACGAGAAATTACCCCCACCCAAGCAGCCCACAATCAACCGCGACGAAATCCGCCGCGACCTGGCTCAGATCATGAGCGCCAAAGGCTACTAACCACCATTTGAGGAAAACCCTGCAATGGCTACTGAAGAAACCCAAGACCAATCCATCGCCGACATTCTGAACGACGCTTACGACCAGGTGGAGGCAGGCGAAAAGCCCGCTGAGCCTGAAGCGCTCGAAATCGACGAGCCTAAAGACCCGGAAATCGACGCTCCTGCCGACGATGGCAAGCCTGCCGACGCGCCCAAAGAGGATGCGCCAAAAGACGAGCCCAAAGAGCCCGTGCAGCCCGAGGAAGGCGACGAGGACGAGCCAGAGCAGCCAGACCCAGAAGACCGCGCCCCATCCAGCTGGAAGGCTGATGTCGCGGCTAAATGGGCGGAGGTTCCCCCAGAGGTCCGGGCCGAAATACAGCGACGGGAAACGGACTATCACAAGGGTATCGAACAGTACAAACAGTTTGCCAGCATTGGTCGAGACATTGAGCGAGTCATTGCGCCGCACATGCAGACCATCCAGCAGCTTGGCGTGCACCCCATGGAGGCCATTGGCACGCTTCTGAACGCTGATGCCAAGCTTCGCTATGGTACGCCTGAGCAAAAGTCGCAATATTTCGGCCAACTGGCCCAAGAGTATGGGATCGATCTGGCAAAGGTGCAACCACCGGCCCCGGTCGATCCGGCAGTACTGGAACTGCGCCAGCAGAACCAGCAGTTACAGCGTTTTCAGCAGTCCGTCATTGAGCAGCAAAACCAGACCGTTATGTCTGAAATCGAGCAGTTCAAGGCGAACCCTGCAAACGTGCATTTCGAGGCCGTCAAGGACGATATGGCGATCCTGTTGCAATCCAACAGAGCCGAGTCACTCCAAGACGCTTACGACAAGGCAGTATGGATGCGCCCTGACATCAGGAAATCCCTCGTTGAGCAACAGCGCACCGAAGCCGAGCAGAAGGCCGCAACCCTAGCCCGAGAAAAGCGTGCGAAAGCCGCCGCTGGAGGCATCAAAGGGTCAGGCACTTCAAAAAGTGGAGCTTTAAACCCCAATTCCAGTCTGCGCGACACCATCGCCGCGGCCATGGACGGGAACGTGTAATCAACTTTGAGGATTTTCAATCATGGCATTTGCTAATAGTCAGGTTAGCGACCTTCTCGCTACGACGATTGCAGCCCGCTCGCGAAAGCTGGCTGACAACCTTCTACACAACAACGCGCTGCTGTTCCAACTGAACAAGCGCGGCAATGTGCGCACCGTCTCAGGCGGAACACACATCATGGAAGAAATCATGTACGACGATGGCGGCGATGGCTCCGCAGGCTCGTACAGCGGGTATGACGTCATCGACATTACCCCTGATTCGCCCATCAGCGCGGCTGAGTACGACTTTAAGCAGTACGCGGCCAGCATCACCATTTCTGGCTTGGAGATCATCCAGAACGCTGGCAAAGAGCAGATGATTGACTTGCTCG